GTTCTAACGAACCCGCCCCGACCGAGAGGTCCATCGAACCTGCGATTGTACAGGAAGAGAAATATGACTCGTCATATGATCAAGACGAATCGAGTAATACAAACTCTGATTCAAAAATGAAGAGATCCAGGAAGAGCAGATTTTCTGCTAAGAATGTTGAAGCTCCAACAAAGGTGACAACTATGGTTGCCAATGGCCAATGTGCCGTCTTGCCGAAGATTCCTTCAGTAGGCAAGAAAACCCTGGGTGATGATGCACCTGAATTGCCATTGGCTGTTCAGGTCAGATTGCCCAAATCTGCCCAACACACAAAAGAGTCCATTGCTGTGTTGGAGAAGTATGGAAATTGGACCTTGGAGTCTTTAGTAGACTCCACCCGGTATAACAACCATCCGTTGTCAGCTAGTCTACGTTCAATTGCTGAAGGTTTCGCCCTAACACAAGCTATCATTTCTGCCAGAATTGGTGGATATCGATATGCTTGGATTCATGATTGGGGTGGAAGCAGCAAGAGACATAGCACATATAAGAGAAAGTATGTTTGGAGTTCAGAACCCAAATGTAACGCTAAAGATCTTTATAGATCTTTCCAAAACAAGAGTTCTTTGCGTTGTACACACAATGCTCAGAGTTGCAACTGCAAGCCATTTGTCAACTCTATCTCTGTTCATTCCTTATATTACATGTCTCCTTCTGACATTTTGACAACCATAAGCAAACAAAAACTCCGCACGCATTATGCTGTCTTGCATCCGGTTTGGCTTAAAAGTGAATCTTTCAATCATGGTGAATTAAAATGCACCTATGAAAAAGGCTTGGTCGAAACGGTTGCATCTGGCAACATGCATCCTTACATTCATTCTGATATGGAATGGATTAAGAAGGAGTGTTTTCAATTTGGCGACAAAACCATGGTATGGGAATGCGTCAGGCAATTTGAAGATGTTTGGGTTCTACAATTCGTTGTGTGTGATAGTGTTGAGTACACCTATCAGCCTAAAATTGTTGAACCATTGGAGAAAGTTGTGAGTTCAGAAGGTGACAACCTTTTGGACATACTGAGGAAAAATTATCGATTGAATGAACCCGTTGATCCCAAACATATGAGTGCATATATTGCTAGAGTACGTAGGGATTGTTTAAAACACGAGGGTATTCGGGTTGATGTGGCTCAGCAAAAGGCTATGGAGTATTATATCCATAGTACTGAAGATAGAGTTACAATACCGGAAAACTTTACTGATAAAGTGTTAAACAGAGATAGAGCTTTAAACCTCATTCGAGACCCTTTGTATCCTACAAAGATTCTTGTTTTGGGTGGTTTAACTCTAGCTGCATCTGCTTACACCTTCGTGTTAGGACGCAATCGAGATAACAAAATGTTGACCAGAGGTGCCAGTATTACAGCCATGGGTGTTTTATTACACCCAACTTATCTGTTAACTAAGTATCTGTGGAAAACTCTTGATGACAGGAATAGACGCATATCACCTTTAACTTTGATTGATTTACCAGTTGGGTTACAGGATTATTGTGTTCTTGATCATGACATCCCATTTAAACCAATCGATCCCATGAAAACAAGCAAATTGCCGAAGTTCGAACACTCAGAG